GACGACCCAGCCTTATACCTCCAATCGCCTTACGCAGTCTCGCCAAAAGATTTGAAGATGGCGGTAAACTTTACGGAGACAACAACTGGAGGAAAGGATTCCCGTTAACAAGATTGTACGACAGTATGTTCAGACATCTGTTAGCATTGGCTGAAGGAGATGAATCGGAGGATCATGCGGGTGCGATCTTGTGGAATGCGTCAGCGTGGTTGTGGACAAAAGATCAAATAAAACGTGGTAATTTACCAATAGAACTAGATGATATAGAGAACGATGAATGACGAAATAGTATTACCAGCACTTAGTAAAGATTTGATAGATAAGCTTGACAAGCTGTACCCTGATAAATGTCCTCTCTTGACAGACGACGATAGAATGGTATGGTTTAAAGTAGGACAAAGAAGTGTAATTACATTCCTTAAACAAATATACGACGAACAACTTCAAGATAACATAGTAACCAAACAATAGTCATGTGTTTCAGTACGCCTAAGATACCACCTCCACCGCCACCTCCAGCACCACCACCTCCTCCGCTTCCTACTGCGGAACGTGCTGTAACTCAACGAGCTGCACAACCGGAGGCTAAGAAACGTCGTGGTACTCAGCAGTTGACCGTTCGTCGTCCCAGTGTTGGAATGGGTGGAGCAGCAGGTCAGACTGGTGTACAACTTTCACAATAACAGGAATAAAGAACATGATTAGTTTAGATAAGAAAACTTTATTAGACGGAGTAACAGCAAGCGGAACAGGTACTGAGTTTGCTACTGAACGTTCTAAAGGATGGACGTTTGTTATACAGACTACTGTATCAGGTACTGCTACCGTGGACATTGAAGCTTACATAGGAAGTGCTTGGCACGTTATTCATACTCAATCCGTAAGTGGTGTTGGTTCTATTATGATAAGAGACGACCACGGACACTACGAAAAGATAAGAGGAAACGTAAGCAGCTATACCAGCGGAACGCACAGCGTCTTTGCAACAGGTACAGTAGCTTCTCTGTAAAATGTCTTTAACGTTTGTCTCTGATGTACTTGAGCCTAGCAATATAGTACAGCTACCTAGTAGGTTTCGTAGACCTTCCTTTGGTGAACTCTATGGATTCGATGCTATAGGTGGAACACTTAGGGCTTTCTACGACACACAGGCAAACATAGAAGCTAGATCAGGTGAGCCAGTTGGTGCTTTATATTATGCTTACGATTCTGATAGATTGTACGTATACGACGGAACTAATTGGCAGTACTACACATCCACATAAGCCATGCACGAAACAGCACAGGGACTTTATCATTCACTAGAGAATCAACGTTGGTCGTTCTTGGATCGTGGTCGTACTTCATCTGAGTTAACACTACCATATGTACTACCACCTGACGGACATAACTTTGCCACTAAGTACTACACACCGTACCAAGGTATCGGAGCTAGGGGTGTACTTAACTTAGCATCTAAACTTTTACTTGCCCTCTTACCGCCTAACGCTCCGTTCTTTCGTTTGGTAATAGATCGCTACGAATTAGATAAAGCTAAAGCTGAACTAGGACCTGAAGGAGCGGAGCAGTTACGGACAGACTTAGAGAAAGCACTGGCTGATGTTGAGCGTAGTGTATCACAAGAGGTTGAAGTACAGAACTTTAGGAACGGTATATTCCAAGCACTAAAGAATCTTCTTATTAGTGGTAACAGTCTGTTGTACTTACCTGATGAAGGAGGTATGAGAGTATTCCGTCTTGATCGTTACGTTGTTAAGCGTGATCCAATGGGTAACGTTACACACATAGCTGTCAAAGAAACGGTAGCACCTATGATGTTACCTGAGAGTGTGCGTGAGGAAGTGTACCGTCAAGAGAAAGAAAACACCTGCGACTTATACACAGCTATTGTACGGGAAGACGACAAGTATAAAGTATATCAGGATGTTAAAGGAATGCTCATCGAAGAAAGTATTGGTGAGTATCCTATAGAGAAGTCCCCGTGGTTACCGTTACGTTATACACAGATAGATGGAGAAGACTACGGACGTGGGTTTGTTGAAGAGTACATCGGAGACATCAAGTCACTTGAAGCACTAACAAAAGCTATCGTAGAAGGTAGTGCAGCAGCAGCTAAAGTATTGTTCATGGTTAATCCTAACGGTACAACACGAGCACGTACACTGGCTGAAGCTCCTAATGGTGCTATTGTTCAAGGGTCTGATGGGGACGTATCAGTTTTACAACTTAATAAGTTCAACGACTTCCGTACTGCACAAGCTACAATGACTGGTATTACGGATCGTTTGTCACAAGCATTTCTTCTGACATCAGGGGTTGTTAGAGACGCTGAGAGAGTTACTGCCGAGGAGATACGGATGTTGAGCCAAGAGCTTGAAGCCGCCCTCGGTGGTCTCTACTCTCTGCTGTCACAAGAACTACAACTACCAATCGTCAGTCGTCTGATGGATCGTATGTCCAAGGACAAGCGTCTGCCTAAGTTACCTAAAGATATTGTTAAACCTACTATTGTTACCGGTGTTGAAGCACTTGGTCGTGGTAATGATTTACAACGTCTTGATCTATTCTTGGCAGGAGCTAATCAGGTAGTAGGACCACAAGCAGTCAACCAATACTTAAATGTATCTGACTACTTCAAGCGTCGTGCTACTGCTCTTGGTATAGAAACTGAGGGACTCATCAAGACGGAAGAAGAGATTCAACAAGCTATGCAACAAGCTCAGATGATGGAGATGGCACAGAAACTTGGTACACCTGCTATCAACGCAGCACAAGAGCAGTACATGGCAGCACAAGAACAACAACCACAAGAGGAATAATAGATGGCTGAATTACACCGAGTAGAGATAAATGAAAAAGCACCGAGTGAAATCGAACCCGTTGACGAGAAGGTTGAAACTCCTGAAGTTCAACAAGAGGAATCACAAGCTGAGGAAACACAAGAGCGTCCTGAGTGGCTACCTGAAAAGTTTGCATCAGCGGAGGACATGGCGAAGTCATATGCGGAGCTTGAGAAGAGAATGGGACAAGGGGCAAAAGAAGATACGGAAGAACAACCACAAGAACAGCAACAAGAAGAAACAAATGAAGACAACCAAGAAGCTGGTAATTATAATGAAGCTGTTGTGGAAGCTAGTCAGGAGTTCTTTGCTAATGATGGTCAACTGTCTGAAGAAACTTATCAAAAGCTTGAACAAATAGGACTACCACGTGATCTCGTCGATAGTTATGCAGCTGGTCAACAAGCTCTCATGCAATCAGAAGAGACAGACATCAAAAGCGTTGCAGGTGGTCAATACGATCAAATGGCTGAATGGGCAAACGAACATCTACCATCCGAAGAGATCGACGCCTTTGACGAAGCTGTTACGGGAGGGTCGGTACAACAAGCGAAGTTAGCAGTGCAAGGATTGTACGCTAGGTATCAGAATGCTACAGGAGCACAGCCTAAACTAACACAAGGTTCTGTAACAGGAACATCTACTATGCCTTTTAAAAGTATGCAGGAGTTAGCACGAGCACAAGCTGACCCACGTTATCGTAGTGGTGACAAAGCATATCACGAAGAGATTGACAGACGACTTTCTGTAAGTAATATCTGAGTTGTTTCATTCATAATGTGTGCCGTCTTGGGCGTTCGTGTGGGGTTCTTCCTTTATCGGTTTTTGGAAGTTTAACGAACAGCTCAAGACGGTTTTTCTTTGCTTAGATAGTCGTTCGTTACTATGATTAAGGACATGGCAGCAGAGATAGGAGAAAACGTACAGGTCAAAGCCAACCTAGCATTCATGGCGAAAGTCATAGCTATTGTTGGTACGGCAGTGTGGGGGTACAGTGTGGTATGGAACAAGCTGATGGTACTGGATAGTAGTCTCGATAGAGTACAACACGAAGGTACATTACTAGGTGATTTATCAGCACGAATGATGCACATAGAGAAGTTTGCAGAACAATCCAAGGCAGACTTAAACCATCTGCTGGAAATGCAAGACGCTCCGATAACCTCTGACCATCAACAGTTTGAGAGATTAAAATACTTGGAAAAAGAACTGGACAGACTACGAGATAAAGTAGAAGGGGTGAAATGAAATGGGAGAACTGCTTATGTTGTTCATTACGGGTGGGGGTAGCACGGCTATGGGTGCTATTCTCAAGGGTGTTTTTGGGTACGTATTTGAAGCTCGTCAACAAAAGCACGATATTGAAATGGCGAGAGAAGCTCGTGCAAATGATAATTTTCTTAGACTCCAAGCTGAGCTTGCTAAAGCAGGTACTTCTGAGTTTGTTTCTAATACTCGTCGTTGTCTTGCTATTATCGGGGTGTCTACGCTCTGTGCGTGTATCGTCCTCT